TAATCGTTACCACTAAAAATTCTTTCACATATAACTCTGTCTTTCACTTTTAATTGTAAAGTAAAGAAGTCTTCGTTTTCATATATGTCAACCTTTTCAGTTTCCTCTGCCGTAGTATAGAAGTTATAATACTTTTCCATATAATCATATGTATTATTTTTAAAATGTTCTTTTATAACATCTACTACACTATCTATAGTTTCTTTTATTTCGTAAGATAATAGAGAGTCTCTATTGAAATTTTTAACATTAAAATTTCTACCTACGATTGGGTTTCCGTTAATCATAAATAAAAATTCATACGGATAACTTTGATAACTTTTTTTCATTTCTTTATTCATAATTTTGACTGTAATAACTTTTTTCTTTCTTTATTATCGATAGGAATGGTTGTAAAAAATTTATATACCCATCTCTACCTCCAGGTATTGCCATCATTAACCCATCTTCTAACATCATTTTTATTACATTTTTTACTTCCCTTCCTTCAGGATCTATTGGGGTGTTAAAAACGTTATCTAATTCTGTTTTAGTTGTTTCTGTTAATAAGGGATTACCTAGATTTATAATTCTTTCATTTATTTCAAAAATCTTATCTTTTTGAGAACCTTTGGTAACTCTATTTAGTATGTTATCAAGTGATTTCAATCTATTTTTTCTTTCATTTTGTATACTTACAATTTTACTAAAAATATATTCTAAAGTCAAAGTTTTTTCCTTAATTTCTGGAAAAAAATTAACTAAAGTTTTTTCACTGATACCTTGTATACCTTTGATATTGTCACTAGTATCACCAGTAATGATTTTTATTAATTTAAGATTTGTTGGGTGGTGATTAAAATATGTTAAATAATTGTCCTGTGTGACAATCCTTTTTAGATTAATTACATATACACCAACCCTTTCACCTATTAGTTGACATAAATCTCTATCATTACTCATTATAACCACTTTCTCATCTTCAGACATATTTTGAACATAGTGTCCGATACAATCATCGGCTTCTGTAATTTCATCTCTATATTGTCGTATGAATAGTTCTTCACAATAAGCAATAACCCTTTCTTTTTGTAGATATAATTCTAAATCAGAAGGTGGTTGTTCATTATAGAAATCTTTATCTCTATTAGATTTATATTCTTTGTAGATATCATATCTCAATCTACCACTGAATTGTCCATCCCAAAAAACATACACTCTATCAAATTTATACTCGTTTAACATTTTTCTAACCATAGTTAGGAATTGAAAAATCCCACCTATATGGGTATCTTTATAATAAAGATCCTTAGCCCCATGATAGGCGGTTTTAATCAACGAGTCACCATCAACAACAAGTGTTTTTTTAAATTTTTTCTTTTTTTCTGGGAATTTCACACATTCTTTATTGAAGGTTCAACAATCAATCGTCAGAATAATCTACAGGAGATTCAATTACGTTGTCTTCAACTACATCAAAAGATGTGTCATCAAATACACCATCAAATACTTCTGCCCAATAATCTTTATTCTCAGATTTGTATTTATCAATGTCTTTTTTATCATCTTCAATGAAACCGTGTGTGGTTGCAAGTATTTTGTTATCTGCGTAACCTAAACCATTCATATGGTTCTTATGGATACCCACTTTAGTTCTAATTGCGAAATTAACTTTTCTACCCTTATTAGTCGCAGAAAGTTTAGATACTCCAGAACTCTTTTGATTTCCAAACAAAAATACTAATGCACATGATAGGTAAATAGAATTACCACCTTTAGGTGCAATTGTTGGTTGTCCAAATGGATTATCAGGTAAAGCAACCCACGGTTGGTTTACGAAAACCATAGTATTGGTGTATGGATAACTTTCTTTTCTTGAAGATGTTATCCTTTGTGCCAATCCCATACCCCATTTTTCAGATATAACTCTCGCAGTATGTTGGTTACCACCTTTACCGTCAAAACTCATTTGACAAGGTATCGTACCAATAGAATCCCACAAAAACACAATGTCGTGTGGAATTTCACCATTTTTTTGTGCGTCTAATACTTCGGTTACATAATCAAACGCTTGTTCGATATAATCAAATCCTAACTTATAAAGTAAGAATCCGTCCCAGTATGCAGAAACTTCTCCTGTCTCTTCGTCAACTTCTTCAATGTATTCAGTTTCTAAACCCATTTGTTTAGCGTGTTCAAAACTAAATTTTTGTTCTGTTATGATGAAAACAGGTAGAATATTTTTTTTCTGCGCATCTACCGCAGTCTGTAAAAGTGCAGTTGTTTTTCCAGTGTCTGAATGACCTAGAAGCATATTAATCTGACCCATAGCAGGTCCTGGTAGACCAGTCGCCTTCTGAAAGGCTTCCCCTAGATCAAAGTACCTTTGTTCTTTGTACTTTTCACTAGAGGAAAACTTCTTTCTTATAGACGAAAAATCAGATGCTTTTTTCTTTAGTGGTTGTTTCGCCATATTATATATTAAAACGGTAATTCGTCATCATCACTATCTAATGAAGTTACTCCAAAATCAGTATCTTCATCTTCACTATCATATTCAGATTCAAATGACTTAGAAGTTTCAGTTCTCATCATATTGATTTCATCAGTTAAAGACGCAGTTTCTTTTTCTTCTTTGTCTTCTTCTGCAACGAACTTCTTCTGTTCCGAATCCCAAATAGGTGTTTTATTAGTAGCCACAATTTCTAAATACTCTTGAGACTTTTTAGAATAAACATCTCTGTGTGTTTCATCGTTGTTAAACCAATCATTCGCCTTTTCTTTATCCTTAGTAAGGATAGATGAATCGTCAGCCATAATAGAATTTACAACACTAAAATTTTTGTCATTTCTACCTGTAGTGATGATAATATCTCTACCTTCTCTAGGATCAGTAATATCACCTTTTAATTTAAATAAAGGAATGATTTTATCCATAATACCGTCACCAGTATATTTGTGCTTAAATCTCCAAAATTTAACTCCGTGATCTTCATTCTCTCTATCAATACCTTTAACTACATAGAATTTTCTAGGTATGAAGTCTTTCGCCAATTTCTTAGCCTTTTCTGAACCATCTTCATATAAGGCGTCTTTAGCCTCACATAGTGGACAGTGTTCACCATCGTTTAAATGGTTACAATAAATTTTATCCCAATTACCATTAACTAATTTTTCATGATAATAAACCTCCGTAAATGGAGAACTACCATCTTTTGTAGGTAAGATTCGGAATGTTTTTGTGTGGGATTTTACCCCTTTAGGTAGTTTCTCACTGAAGTACTTTTTAAGTCTGTCTTCATTAGAGAGTTTTTTACCACTTTTCGCTGGCTCAGTGTTTTTTTCGTACTGAGACAGAATTGCATCTAAAGTATTACTCATTGTATAAAAATTTTAAATTATATACAAATATACTAAAGATATTCCTAAAAGTCAATAAAAATCGGGGTTTTTAGTTATTTTCTTCGTCTTTTGTGAATTGGAAAGATTTTCTAATATCTTTTTCGTTGTAGTTATCAACATCACTCTGTTTAAGGACAAACTCTTCTTCGTCTTCGGTTGCCTCATAACCTTCTTTGTCTTTCCAGAAATCAGTTAATTTAATACTATATGGGAATGAGTCCATAGATCTCATCTCTAATCTTTCTACAGGTGTTGGATTTCTTTTTTCAATTTGTTTTTCTAACTCATCGATTTTATTAATCACATTATCCATACCAGAAACTTGATTTTCTAATTCAGATAATTTACCCAACAACTCATCCATTTTACTACTCATACCTTCTACAGAAGATTTAGTCGCTTCAGTTTTGTCTACGATATCAGTCACATCTATTTCAACAGATTCTTCACCAGTTTCTGTACTAGCCGTAGGAGTTTCAGTTGCAGTTTCATCCGCATCAACATCTTCTACTTCCGCATCATCTGCCAATGGATCAGTTTCAGGTGTTTCTCCACCTGCTTCAGGTGCAGTTTCCGCACCAGCTTCAGGTGCAGTTTCATCACCACCTAACGACATGAAAGGATCATCACCTTCTGTATCTTCATCACCCGCAGGATCCTGCTCTGTAATGTATTTATCATCTGTAAGAAGTGTACCGTTCACATCTTTTTCATTTTCAGGTACATAAAATGTGTACTCCAATAATTGTTTATATCTTTTTAATTCCTCAGAAAGTACTTTTTTGTTCATATCACATTATTAGTTGTCTACCGTCATTAGTTTTATATATCTTATTCACTCTCTCTACAATTTCTTTTCCATCATTAATAAGACATTCTTCTCCAACACAATCTTCTTTTTTTGCGTTGTTATCATTTAAAAAATCGTTAAGTGACTTTTCTAAATTATCGTTTTTTTTAGTATCTCTATTTGTTTCCATAATACTTTTATTATATAAATATTCTAATATTAAGAAAAATGTTTTTTTATGTCGATAATTTTTAATTCATCGTTTTTAACTATTATCATTTTGTTTTGATAATCGTCCCAATTTATTTTAACATTTTTATAATCTAGATTACCAACTTCGTGTTCACTTATTTTTTCTATTAACTTATTTAATGCATTAATAGTATAAAAACACTCTCCCTTTTTGTGGACTATTATTGTTGGTGGGAAAAATGAAGATGTTTCCACTTTTTGATCTTGTTCAACCTTAACCATAAAGGTTAAAATATTTTTATTTAATTCTTCAAAATTATATTGAAATATGTTTTTTTCTTTGATTCCAAATCTTTTATATAAATAATTTTTAAAACTTTCTAATTTATCCTGATATACAAAAGATGCTAATGTTATATTTTTACCGCTCGTCTCCATTTCCATAAATGTAAGGGACATATCTATTTTTATTTTTTAGTTTGTATATTAAATCCTTACATTTATTAAATATCTTATGATCTACCAAAGTAATATCATTTATCCTTTTAATTCTACTTATTATCTTATCTTTTTTATTTTCGAAATATTCTAAAACATTTAAATCTATGCCAAATATTATATTTTCACTGTATATGTAAACCATACCGTTTTCTGTAAAATAAATTACTGGTGAACTAAGAGACAATATTTTTTTTATTATTCTATAATTTACTCTTTTACTACCATAGAGTATATCTAAAAAAACATAAGGGATGTTTTCACCAAATTTATCAAAACAATATTCTTTAAATTGTTCAAAATCACTTTCAAAATCAGATTTTCTTTCTGTTTGATCAAAAGTCCAAAATAGGTTATTACTTATATTTTTATGAATTATAGATATTCCTTCACCTAACAATTCTTTAGATAATTTTCTACCAATTATAAGTGTTGGTAATCCTTTATTAATAGATTCTAAATCATCACACACATTGAAATTATCAACGTTTAATTTAGTCTTAGTTACTATATTACCTATATTCATAATACAAATATAGTGATTTTTTTTTAAAAAGTTAAGTTTTATGCTGGTTTAAAGTAATCTATTAACGGTTGACCGTCTTTACCAACAAAAATTGTAAGTACATTTTGGAATGTCTCTATTGATTTATCAGATTTAGGTGGCGAGAATTGGTGAGCAGTGTCAAGACATTTTTTATATGTTGCCAAAGTACCGTTATTTTTTTGTGATGTGTAAAAATAAGAAGTTTGTGGATTGTTACCTTTTAAACCTTTAAAGTATTTCCATTGTACAATAGAAGTCTGTATTGCACTGTTAACACTATCACTTAACCTAAATGGAGTTATTATTGAAACTTCCCCACTTTTATTAAATTCTTCATACAATTCAAAGTATTGTTTTCTTCCAACAATATAAAGGAAACCTCTAGGTCTAAATCTATATGCATCACCATCAAAAATATTATAATAATCTAATACTTTTATTTGTGATTCATCCTCTTTTTTTAATTTAGTTAAGGCTTCATTTAATAGTTTTATTTTTTCCGCTTCTGATGGTATTGACGGATTAAAAGTTTTTATCTTTTCATTAATTTCTTTTTTCTTAGCCTCTATGTTGTCGTTTTCTTTATATTCGTTTAGTGTTGGATTTCCAGCAATTTGATAGGCTTTTTGATTGTCTAAACCTGTGGTTGCGGTTGGGGTTGATGCTAAAATACCTAATCCAGTAACACTATTATAATATCTAGTTTGTCCAGATGCTATTGAATCATTAGATGGGAATTTAACTACATGTTCTTCCTTTTTAGGATCGTCCCAAGGCATTTCTTTATTTAAAAAGTTTTCTGAATTTGCTAACATTGCAGATAACAACATAGTAACCTGAGTATTTTTTATAATTTGATTACTTTTAAATTCTTGCGTTAATGAACTTATTAGTGAAGTTAATTCCGCATCAGTATAGTTTGTAACTCCTAAATTTCTGAAATTAATTAAACCTCCATTTGTAAAATTAGTATCAAAATCAAAATCATCCCCACCTTCAATATCTTCCCTTACGCCAAATCCTGAAACAGTAGTTAAATTAGTAAATTCTATTTTAGGTACGTCACTTATTTCATTTAAATCTATATCTAAGTCAGCAGTAATTTCTGTGTTTGGTGCAGAAATAAACTTTGATTGCCTTACACCTTCAAAATTAGTTGTCATATGGTTTGGGCTAATGTTATGGCTAACACTAGTTATTAAATAAGCCCCATTAAAAAATGGTACGTTTTGTAAGTCAAAATACATTAATGGTTGTATATTCATACAACCCATAGAGTCAACTTTACAGGTATATGACCTAGTTTTAAATAATCTAAGCAAATCAGTTCCTACATATGTTTTTTGTGTACCACCTCGTTTATCCACTAAATCTGATAAAGCCTTAAAATACTCACCAGTTTCTCTATGTTCTTGTTGACTTAAGGAAACATTTTTGAAAATTGTTTGGTTTTGTGCACCAAATGCAACTCTAAAGGCGACTAAAGAATTTTGTCCATTATTAATTATGTCTGGAGGTGAGTCATTTTTACTAGTTGGATCATTAGGATTCGGAAAACTATAACCATCATTAGCAAAAAAGTTATTATTTCTTTCTTTAATATCTAAAGCCTGTGACGCTCCTCCGATATATATACAACAAAATATTGGACCTTGTGATTTATTACTATCTAATGTTGTTTGTGGTTTAAATATTTTAGCAACCTCAACACCACTTTTATAATTAATGTAAGTTGGTAATATTTGGAAAAGGAAATTACTATCTCTTAAAAGTTTGGACATAAAGAAATAAACACTAGTATCTAAATTACTACCTAAAGTTAAAAAACTTTTTAAATTAAATGTTGCCTTATCACCTATATCATTCCAACCTCTATCAATAAATTTAAAATAGTCAATTAATGGTGTTTCAGAATTTCCACCACAAATATTAAATCCTTTTCTATCTGAACCAACCCATTTACTATTTATGTTTTTAAAATAATTATATAATTGTAATTTTAACTTTACTGTACTTTTATTTTCACTTTGTTTTACTTCTTCAGTATTCGTACTATTTCCATTTTTATTTGTCTGTTCTTGTTTAGTAAACGATTCTTTAAAACTTTTTATATATTCTTTAATACTATTGTTAGAAATTTTTAAACCTACAGGAACATTTTTATTATTAAATATGTCTGGGTTTAATATAATCATATCAGTTGTTTCTTTAAGTGTACTTAAAATATATGATTTTGATGAGTTAACATCGTTGGTACTACCACTTACCGAGTTTAACGTTGATACTAACGTATTAACATTCTTTTCAAAGGTACCATTAAACGTATTATTAAAATTTTGATTATCTACCCAATTTTTAAACTCATTTATAAATGTTATTTTTGTAGATATAGGTAAAGTTTTTAAATTTTCTTCTATAGATTTTTGCTTAGTATTATACCCTATTTTAGATAAGTATTCATCTTTTGGAGTTATAAATTCTGAGTAATCTTTTCCGTTACTAATAACATTTACTAATGGATCTAAAGATTCCCCATATCTCCACAATATACTACCAATAAAATAGATATACATTTTAGGTAGATTTACAATTCTTGCACCAACAAAATTATTACCAGAAAAAACTGAATTCAAAAATCCTTCTTTAAAATCTCTGAAAGGGAATGTAGATAATAATAGATATGCCCTACTATAATTACTTAATTGTTGTTTATAAAAAGGACTATCAGTTATTAAATCCTCAAATGCATTCGCAGTTTTACTTTTAAAATTAGATATATTAATATATTTACTACCATATGTACCACCAGAAGGGTTATAATCCTCTAGTATTGTTTTGTTTAAGTCTCCAGTAATATCCCCACTTGATTTTAGTAAGTTTTTACATACTTCTAAATCCCAAACATTAAACGAATTATATGTCGTTAAATTATTAGACTTGCTATAAAAGTTTTTGTAGAATAAAGGTCCTGTTTCTTTTCTGTTTATACCATTTCCATTTTTTTCATCTGTTAAATTACCATAGAGTGAATCTTCCCTTATTTCTTTAAATAAGTTTTTAGAATTATTAATAATTCCGTTAACATCAAAAAGAACATATTCTGTTTCTGAATTATATTTACCACTAATATTAAATCCATCTATTTTTGGTAGTACAGTATCTTCTTTTAAAAGAAGTAAATCTTTATCATTAATAACATTATCTTTATAAAAATTTGTATTTTCATAGACACTACTATCTCTATCCATTTCATTCAACAAATTAGTTATAATGTCTCTAACATTTTTTGAATATATGGTTCTATTGGCAGCAATTGCCTCGAATTTTGAATAATCACTAATTGATTTTAAACCAGTGTCTTTATCAAATAATGAATAATTATCTAAAACTACTGATCTAACAATAAATTTTTCTACCAATTCTTCTTTAATAGAATTAATATCGTTTAATGTATTAATTTTTAACCATGGGTTTGTGTTATAATCAATTGGGTTAATAGGGAACCAATTATCCGTATCTAAACCATTTTTTAAAGTAGTAGCCTTAGTAACTTCCTCTAGTGTTTTTCTTTTTGAAACTAAGATATCAAACACTTCTTCAGTAAATCCCCATTCAGGA